ATAAAGATGTTGACCCAACAGATTTTGCCAAAGGTGGTTTAGCAACAATGTTTAGGAAGAAGTAATGCCTTACTCACTATTAAAAAATTTTGAAGATAAAAGAAGAATTCCTTTATCTTCCAATACAATTAAAATAGATTTTGATCTATTACAAAATTTAGTTTTTGAAGCAAATCAACAAGATAGATATACAACAAAAAAAGACATTGCTAAAAAATATTCTAAAATAACTAAATATAAAACAAGATTAGAAAGTCCAAGAGCTTTGGATATATTAAATCTATTAGAAACTCCTAAAGAAAAAGTTGACAGAGTTTTTGAAAATATACTTTCTTCAAGTGAACCAGTTGATCTTAAATATATAAAAACTGCTAAAGTTAAAGCTGCTTCAGATGCTTCTGCATGGAGGTCAAAAATTGCACAAGATACAAATTTAGATATTGCTTTTACAAATAGGGTTTTAAATAATAATTCAAATTATCTTAAAAACAAAAAGCTATTTGATTATTTGTCAGCTAGTCAATTGTTAAAAACAGAACTTAAAGATATGACTTTAAGTGAACAATTAAAATACGCTGATCAAGCCATTCTTGGTAGACCACAATATTCAGGTATTACAATGTCTAAAGGTGGTAATAAAAAAGGAAGAATTTTAAGAGATCCTGCTCACAAAGTTATGGAATTTGCTCTTAGAAATTTTAATCAAAATAAAGGACAAGGTGCTGTAAAATTTTTCGATAGCAAAGGTAAATTAATAAAATATGAGCCTGGTATTAAAATTCCTTATCAAAAAAGTAATTTTTCTTACGGCGGTAAAAAACATTATGTAAAAGATTTACGTAAACCAGGATATATGCAGAAATTTTTTCCTGAGGTTTTTGAAAATCAAACTGCAATTAATAAACTTTTAAATAAAGAAGTTGATAATCCTTTTAAAAAAGGAAAGAAAATAATCTTTGGAGACCTTATGAATAAAATACAAGTTAAAGGATATGGATGGTCTCCACAAGCGGGAGTATTAGATGTTTTACATGGATCAAATGGAGTTATTAATGAACCTTTTACTAATTTAAGTCTTGGTACAAGAAGATTAAATGCAGTTTTAAGAGACATTGAAGTAGGTAAATATGGAAAAGGTTTAAAACAAAAATTAGTTAAACAAGCTTTTGGTGATTTAAAAAATTTAAAAGGAGATGAGTTAATAGAAGGTATTGTTAATCAACAATTAAATATTGCCAAACAAGTTGCAAAAGGAAAAACTTTTGAAAAACCTAGAGTTCAAGTTGCAAAAGAATTATTAAAAAGTAATGTTCCTTTAGGTAACAGAGAATCTATACAACTTAAACAATTAATTTCAAAAATGAGTCCAAACAAATCTTGTGCCGTAAGACTAAAAAAATCAGAAGGTGGTGGTGTTTCAGGTTTAGATCAATGTTTTGAAGAAGGAATGAAAGCACTTAAAGAAAAAAATATAAGTAAACCTCATCAAGTTCAAGGCGCTAAACAATTAATGAATGCAGGAAAAAGAATAGGTGCTGGCACTTTTGCTAGAAGATTACTTGATTTAGGTATTCTTGGTGAAGTTGCTTTTATAGCTGGTGATACTGGAATTAGAATGGCAATGGGTAGACCTTTTAATGAAGCGTTCAAGGCAGCTACATTTAGGGAAACATCAGCAGATTTAGATAGACAAAAACGTGCAGGTTTTACTGAAAGAGAAATGTTAATATCAAAAGCAGGTAATCTAGAAAATAAAGCTTTTTCTATACAACAACAAATAGATGCAGCTGAAGATATTGGTGATGATGTTTCTGTTGGACCTCTTCAAGACAGATTAAAAAAAATAGAACAAGAATTAAATTCACCAATAGATAATAAAGGTACAAAATTACAAAATTTATTATTACCAACTAATCCAACAAATATTGAAGCTACAAGAAAATTAGAAAATGTTATAGATTCTGATAGAGCCAAATCTATTTATTCAGCAGGTCAACTCAAAGGTCAACTAATGGGAGATCCAGAAATAGTTGATGATGTAGAAACAGAAGCAGTTACTATGAGAACACCTACTATAGAAAGACAAGCATTGCCAAGTTCACAAGAATATTTGAGACAATTTATGAGACAAAGCTTACCTGGATCAGAGGAGCTAGAAGACAGAACTATAGATCGTTTTATCGAAGGATTAAGTCCTATGGAAAAATTTGAACTAGAGGCTTTAGATCAATCAAGAGCAGAAAAGCTATATGGAACACAAGGTAAATTTAGAGAAGGCGGATTAGCAAATTTAACAACAACAGTAGCGCCACAATCTGGCCCAAATTCAAAGGGCTTGGAAAGTCTTAGAAAATATGCTACTAAAACATATTAGGGAGAAATCATGGCAGATATAGAAAAAGGTTTACCAAACGAACCTGAATTAAATGTTGAAGACGTCGCTGTAGACACAGTAGTTGAGGATATTAAAGAAGAACCAAAAGAAGTAGAAGTTATGGAAACTGCCGACGGCGGTGCAGAAATTTCTTTTGATCCAAATGCAGTAGAACCTGTATCAAGTTCACACGATCAAAATTTAGCAGAACTTTTAGACGATACAATTTTAGATCCACTAGGTGCAAAGTTAGTGGACGATTACAAAGATTATAGAGCTTCAAGAAAAGACTGGGAAGATTGTTATAGAAATGGTCTAGACCTTCTTGGTTTTAAATACGAAAGAAGAACAGAACCATTCAAAGGTGCATCAGGTGTAACTCATCCTGTATTGTCAGAAGCCGTAACACAATTTCAAGCTCAAGCTTATAAAGAATTATTACCATCAGATGGACCTGTAAGAACACAGATCTTGGGTATGCAAACACCACAGAAACAAGATCAATCAAACAGAATTAAAGATTTTATGAATTACCAGATCATGGACCAGATGAAAGAATATGAACCGGAGTTTGACCAAATGTTGTTTTACCTCCCTCTAAGCGGGTCGACTTTTAAGAAGGTCTATTATGATGATCTTTTGGGTAGGGCGGTTTCTAAGTTTATACCTGCCGATGATTTGGTAGTACCCTACTCAGCAACAAGTCTAGATGATGCAGAAGCAATTGTTCATGTAATCAGAATGTCAGAGAATGATTTACGTAAACAACAAGTCAGTGGATTTTATTCAGACATAGAATTATCTGATCCTGCTATGCAAACAGATGACATTGCAAAAAAAGAAGCAGACATAGAAGGAGTAAAACAAACTAAACAAGATGATATTTACACTTTGTTAGAGTGTCATGTTAATTGTGAAATAGAAGGTTTTGAAGACATAGGACAAGATGGTGAACCAACAGGAATCAAACTTCCTTATGTTATAACTGTAGAAGAAGGATCAAGAAAAATTTTATCAATAAGAAGAAACTACAAAGAAAGTGATTCTAAAAAAACTAAAACAAATTATTTTGTACATTTCAAATTTTTACCAGGTTTAGGATTTTATGGTTTTGGATTAATTCACATGATTGGTGGATTATCTAGAACTGCAACTTCTGCATTAAGACAATTATTAGATGCAGGAACTTTATCTAATTTACCAGCTGGATTTAAATCTAGAGGTATAAGAGTTAGGGACGATGCACAACCCTTGCAACCTGGAGAGTTTAGAGATGTAGACGCTCCGGGTGGCAACATTCGTGATCAGTTTATGACGTTACCTTACAAAGAACCGTCTCCAACATTATTAAATTTATTAGGTATTGTAGTTGGTGCAGGTCAACGTTTCGCGGCTATTGCAGATATGCAAGTGGGCGACGGAAACCAAAGAGCTGCAGTTGGAACAACAGTAGCATTATTGGAGCGTGGATCGCGGGTAATGTCAGCAATACACAAAAGATTATACGTAGGATTAAAACAAGAATTTAAATTATTAGCCGACGTATTCAAAACTTATTTACCAAAAGAATATCCATACGACGTTGTTGGTGGAACAAGAACAATCAAGATGATGGACTTTGATGACAGAGTAGATATTTTACCTGTAGCTGATCCAAATATATTTTCTCAAACACAGAGAATATCTATGGCACAAACACAATTACAATTAGCACAATCAAATCCACAAATTCATAACTTGTATCAAGCATACAGATCTATGTATGAAGCCATTGGTGTAAAAAATGTAAATGCAATTTTACCAGCACCTCAACAACCAACCCCTATGGATCCTGCTATGGAACACATTCAAGCTTTAGGTATGAAACCATTCCAAGCTTTTCCTGGTCAAGATCACAGAGCACACATTGAAGCGCATTTAAACTTCATGCAAGTTAACATGGTTAGAAATGCACCTATGGTTATGGGCGCAATACAAAAAAATATACTTGAACACATTGCTTTGATGGCACAAGAACAGGTTCAATTAGAGTTTCAACAAGAATTATTAGAAGTTCAACAGTTACAACAAGCTGCAATGCAAGATCCTATGGTTGCACAACAAGTAAAAGCTAGTTTACAGAAAATTGAAGGAAGAAAAGCAACACTAATTGCTGAAATGACAGCAGAATTTGCAAAAGAAGAAAACAAAATTACGTCTCAACTAGACGGAGACCCTCTATTGAAGCTAAAATCTAGAGAAGTTGACCTTAGAGCGATGGAAAATGAAAGAAAAGAACGTGAAGGTCAAGAAAGAATTGATTTAGACCGTATGAGAGCGATGATGAACAAAGATACACAAGAAGAAAAGCTTGAACAAAACGAAAAATTAGCTAAACTACGAGCCGGAGTATCACTTGCAAAATCTGGAGCAGGTAATACAGTAATTGGCATAGAAGATTAAGGAGAAAATATGAAAAAAGTAAAAAATAGCGATAAAGTGGTAGTAGATCACAATCAATTTATCAACAAAGACGGTTACAAAACTGGCGGAGTTGAAATTGAAGTGACTAACCCACAAGAAACACAAACTTTTGCCGTAAAAGGACAAAAAGGTGTGTTAGCTGAAAAGAAAAAAATAGCAAAACTGTTTTAATTATGGCTTGGTTTAGTTTAGCAAAGATTGCAATGCAAGCTGGCGCTAAGATATACGCCAATAAGCAAAAAACAAAAATGGCTATGTCTGATGCACAATTAATGCATGCAGAAAAGATGGCCAAGGGTGAGGAAGCTTACCAAGGTAAACTTCTTGAAGCTCGTCAAAACGACTATAAGGACGAATTTGTACTCGTAATCATATCGGCGCCCATCGTAGTTTTAATGTGGGCGGTTATGTCGGATGACCCGACTGCTATGGAGAAGGTAAAATTATTCTTCGAATATTTTCATGAGCTTCCGAAATGGTTCACGAATTTATGGGTGCTTGTAGTTGCAAGCATTTTTGGTATCAAAGGAACGCAAATATTTAGAAACGGAGGAAAAAAATAATGGCAAACCCTAGATTTAATAAAC